AAAGGGAACTGGAGAAGTAGCAAAAGAAAAGTCAAAAATTAGAGAAAAGTTCATTATTGGGTGCACTGAAAAGAAGTTGACACAAGAGTGGGCAGATAAAATGTGGCAGAAGTTTGAATTCTTTTCTGGATATGGTTTTAATAAATCACATGCTGTTTCTTATTCTGTACTTTCTTATCAATGCGCTTGGTTGTTTAATTATTATCCAGCAGAGTGGATGGCAGCGTTTCTTGACAAGGAGCCGGAAACAAGAAAAGAAAAAGCAATTAATTTGGCACAAAAGTTTAAGTTTAATATTAAATCAATTGATGTAAACGAGTCTGGTGTGGTTTGGGAAATTGCTAAAGACAACAAGACATTAATTCAGCCGTTAACTTCACTCAAGGGGCTTGGCAATAAAGCGATTGAACAGATTATTAATAATAGACCTTTTAATAATATTGAAGAGTTTCTCTTTAATGAAAATATCACTTACAGCAAATTAAACAAGAAAGCACTAGACGCTTTGGCTAGAAGCAAAGCACTAGATAACTTAGTAGATAATAGATTCACAGGCCTTAAACATTTTTGGTCTGCTGCTGTTGTCGATAGACCAAAAAATTTGAAGAAATTTGAAGAAAATATTGAATTATATAAGCCAGAAGGAAAATTTAGTGATGAAGAAAAAATTGATAATCTCGTTTCTCTTACTGGCATTTTTCCCATGCACTTAGTTCTTGATAAACAAACAAAGGATAGACTAAAACACTACAAAGTGCCACCATTGGGAGAATGGGATAACGATTTGGGAGTCGCTTGGTTTATTCCACGAGAGATTATAAAAAAACAAACCAAACATGGAAAACTATATTGGATTTTAAGAGTTATTGATGATACTTCTACTGTGACTTCAATTAAATGTTGGGGCGTTAGCCCAGAAAGAGACCACATTTATTTAAATCGCCCATACATGAGTAAACTAGATTATGATGAACAGTGGGGATTTAGTACTCGTTCCATAAGATATAACTTTAGAATATTAGCATAAAAGGGAAAGACATGAATTTAAAAGTATATAAAATTAGACCAGGAGCTAGATTGCCTTCAAGGGCACATATGACAGATGTTGGAATGGATTTATTTTATTGTCCCAACGGTGAAAGACAAGTTGTGTTTGAAAGCGAGGGCATGCCTATTTTTCCTAGACAATCAAAGCTTATACCCACAGGTATTAAGGTCGAAGTGCCACATGGTCATATGTTTGAAATTAAGAACAAATCGGGCATTGCACATAAGCGCAAACTAATTATAGGTGCATGCGTAGTTGATCCCGGCTATGATGGAGAGATTTATGTCAATCTCTACAACGTTGGTATAAATACTCAATATATTAAGTCGGGAGATAAAATAGCGCAAGCAGTATTAATTCCTATTATACATTGTGGTATAGAAGAAGTGATGCTTGATGCCCTTAATGAAGGTTCTACACGAGGCCTAGGCGGCTTTGGGAGCACAGGAGAAAGGTAGTGAGTTTATTATATAGAAATGGAGATAAAGGTCAAGAAGTAAAAAGAATTCAGAGAACTGTTGGTAAACTGACTATTGATGGTGATTTTGGACCAAAAACAGAAAAGGCTGTACGAAACTATCAACAGGATAGTTCATTAGCAGTTGATGGCGTTGTTGGACCATCCACCAGAATGGCGCTGGGTATTGATATTTATGCAGGCGTTGATGTTAGCGGGTGGAATGGTAATGTTCCATGGGGAAATGTTAATAAAAAACAGGTAGAATTTGTTTGGGCCAAAATGTCACAAGGTCGAGATTGGTATGATAAAACTAGACTTCATAATTTAGAAGGTTGCCGGTCTAATGATATTCCTATTGGTGGCTACCACTTTCCTTCGCCTCACTTAGGCGCCAGAAGCACAGATCCCCAAAAAGAAGTACAGTGTTTTATTAAGGCATTGGGGAAAATTGAAGAAGGAGACATGATTCCAGTGCTTGATCTAGAAGCAGGAAAGAAAAAAGATCCTGAATTTAATCGCCAGTGGGCTTTAGAGTGGCTGCAAGAGTTTGAAAATGAAACTGGAATCCGATGTGCCATTTATACTGCGCGCTGGTTTGTGCGCGGATACTTAGGTCGCAACGTAAAGGGACTAACTGATTATCCTCTGTGGGTGGCAGATTATACAAAGCCCCAGAATAAAGGTGGGCGCAACGAACCAGATGATTTATGTGGCTGGAATGAGTGGTCAGCTTGGCAGTGGACAAATAAAGGCAGAATACAAGGTCTAGATCAAACCGGAATTCGGAAATGTGATCGAAATTGGCTTGTAGGAGGCCAAGATGCCTTTAAAAAAATGCGGGTCTGTAAAAATCATTAAAAGAGGGTCTAGTGAGCATAGAAAGAAAACTTCGAAGAAAAAATAGCAACAAAAAGAAGAAATTAGTCGAAAAAGAGATGGCATCAAAAATTGCTTTATTTGGGAAACTTCCTTCATATTGCTTGACATGTGAAGAGCCCTTTGATAAGATGAATAAGCAACAAGTTATAACATGGAGTGTAGTTATAAGACAAGAAGAAGAAAAAGTTAATCTTTATTGCCCAGAATGTTGGGAAAAAGCTAAAAATCTTGTAGACGACTTAAGGAAAAGAATAGAGGAGCGAAATGACTGATCAAATAAATAACCCCAAACACTACAACTATAACTGGAAAGGCGAGAAGGCAATTGAAACTTATAATTATATTGAATCTTGGCAAATGAATTATGCGCAAGGCAATATAATTAAATATGTTTCTCGATATCCTTACAAGGGAAAGTCTTTGCAAGATTTGAAAAAAGCAAGATGGTATTTAGATAAATTAATTGCCAAGATTGAAGAGGAGGAAAAGTGCAAGAAGCCTTAACTTATGATGACGTATTGTTAATACCACGATATTCCGATATCCGCTCCAGGAACGAGGTAATCTTAGAAAACGAATTAGATAACAAAATTAGACTTGCCCTTCCGATAATTTCCTCCCCCATGGATACAGTAACGGAAGCCGAGATGGCGACTGTAATGCATCAAGCTGGTGGATTAGGAATCATACATAGATATAATTCAATTGAAGAACAAGTTAATCTTGTCCATGCTGCGCGCCTAGAAGGGGCCAACAATGTTGGCGCTGCGGTTGGAGTAGCGGGAGATTTCGAGGAACGTGCCTGTGCTTTATATGATGCTGGCGCAAGTATTATTTGTATTGACGTCGCCCATGGCCACCATGCATTGATGAAAGAAGCTTTGCATTCGCTAAGAAATATTCTTAAAAACGACACTCACTTAATGGCCGGGAACGTGGCAACATTAAAAGGGTTAAACGATCTGGCAGATTGGGGAGCGAATAGCATAAAATGTAATATTGGAGGGGGAAGTATATGCTCTACACGCACGCAAACAGGCCATGGCCTCCCAGGCCTTCAGACAATTATAGATTGTGCCAAGACAGATCGTGATGTTAAAATTATTGCAGATGGAGGTATTAGAAATTCAGGAGATATTTGCAAGGCCTTCGCTGCTGGTGCAGACTTTGTGATGCTCGGTTCTATGCTAGCTGGTACTACTGAATCTCCTGGTGCAATCTTTCAGGATTTAACTGGCAATGAGTATAAAGTTTATAGAGGAATGGCCAGCAAAGAGGCGCAGTACGATTGGCGTGGAAAGTTTTCTTCAAACGAAGGTGTTTCCACCACTATTCCTTTTAAAGGAAGTGTTATAAACATCTTGAGTGATTTGACTAACGGGATTCGTTCCGGGTTCTCATATTCGGGTTGTCGGTCGATTGTCGAGTTTCAATCTAAGGCCACCTTCATTAAACAAACGAAGGCAGGACTGAACGAAAGCAAGACTCATATACTTGGAAAGCATTAATGCCAAATTATGGAAATATAATTAAGAAAATTTGTTTTGATAGCACGGATAAACTTCATGCTGATTTAAAAATATGTTTACACTATGATGATATTAAAATTCGTGAATTTTTTAATGAAGTCATAAAAGGATATATAGAAAAAGATGAGGATGTCATGGAATTTGTTAAAAAGTTAAAAGAAAAAAAATCTATTTCAAAAAATAAATGCGTTAAGGCAACGCGTGCAAATTTCAAACAAAAGAATACGATTGAACAATTTGGTTTAGATGAAATTGAAAACATATTTGA